CGCCATACGGATTTACCCTCGGACGCGCATTGACAATGAGCCTCGGCTGCAACGGCTTGGGCTTGCTCACACTTATCATATCCTTGTCGGCTAGGAAACGTAAACCTTGGGTGCAAGCGTCCATCAAGTCATCGTGACGAATGCTGCCCTCGCCAGAAAAAGCACAGAGTTGATACAACAGCGGCTCCGCCCACGAACGAACCTGACCTTTTCGCTTTTCAGACTCCACAAACCAGACCATCCCCGACGCAAAGAGGTGCGAGACCATGTGAAGCCGCGTGAGTTTGCTTGCTTTGCCGGGATTGTAAGCGTGCGCAATGATTCCCTCACGGGCCAGCATCTGCCGAAGCGAGATTCCGCTGCCTTTGTCTTCAATCACAATGGTATCGGGGCGTCTTCCGGTCCCCATCACCCGTCCGGGGCCAATCATCGGCTTGATCAATGGCCGTTGCTCGTCGTCGCCGTAGTACACCTCGCGTTCTTTGTGTACCCGCTTGATCAAATCCGGCATTCCGAGCCGATCTTCCCAACAATCAAGCAACATAATGCAGGGCTTGTCCTCGTTGTGGAACAAACCCAAGACCACACACGCACTCGGGTCGGCATCCGATGTCTTTTTGTCGCGGGTGCTCTCGGTAAAGGCCGTATCCAAGCTCATCACGATGTGTTCAAACACCGGCAAGGGCTTCTTGGCAGGCCATAACTTCACCCAATTGCGCTTAATAATGCCCTGCTCTTCGGGATTCAGCACCTCGGCGTGAATTTCCTGACGGCCTAGCGTCGTACCCTCAAATTTCAGCAGCTGGGCCTGAAAAGTCGGGGCTAAATTGGCAATGTTCTCGTACGTCGATGCCCGAACCACCGTCACATCGTCGCCATCGCGCTCAATCAACTCGCGAATCAACGCTTTCGGCTTCGGCGTCGTCGTTGCCACGATTCTTGGGTGCTTACCAAGGCGAAGCGCAAACATAATCATGTCCCACGCCTCTTGGTCGTACTGCCACGCAGCGAGCTCATCGCACCACGCGCCATGCCATTGACCACCACGAAGCCGGTCCGGCGTCTCAGCGCTGATGCCTTTGATGAGACTGCCGTTCTTCAAGATAATTTCCGAGAGCGAACGGTTGTATTCCTTAATCGCACGCTCCGGAATCACCGAAATCAACCCCGAGTCACCCTCGAAACACGTATCACGGATGTCCGCAGAGGTCGGCGCACACACCAACCAGCGACTTTCGGGCTTTTGAAACGCCTGAAACCACACCCACTCCGCTGCCGCACGGGTTTTTCCCGCACCACGACCCGCTAACATCAACCAAACGGTCCAACCGCCGGGTGGCGGAGCCTGATGTTTGTGTCTCTTGGCGCACCAATTGGCATGGGCCTGCAACGCAAACAACTCATCCGTCGTGAGTTTGTTCAGATCGTCAATGATCTTCTGCTTATTCGGGCTAATCGGCTCCGATGCCGCTGGTTGCGCAGCCGGATTCAGCGAGAGCGTGCTGCTCTTGTCAGACATATCAGCGATAACGCGAGGTCTTCTTCGCGATCTTAGATGGCTGCTTTACAAACTGACGCCCTGCGGCCTTACCTTCACGTTTGGCTCGTGTCGTTGCCGCGTATTCCTGCGGAGAAAGCGCTTCAATCGCAGCCTTCGGAAGATAACGCTCGCCGGTTTTGGACGAGGGCTTGCCGGATTTTGTTGTCCAGCGCTGGTCACTCCAACGCTTCAGAGAAAGTTGTTCTTTCTTCATGGATTAATCTCTGTACCCGCCGCCTTTGCGTTTATATTCCTTCGCCAAAAGCTGACTTTTGCGTGCTGACCATTGCCCTGCGGCGGTGCCTTGTGTGGCCGATGCCTTGATGGAATTAAACAACTTCTTGCGCATCTCGGGCTTGGTGTAATTACCCGCTGCGTTCACCTTAGATTTCGTTGCCACGGTCAACACTCCAGATTTCAGTTTGACGCTTCAACTTCGGCCAAGTGGCCTCGGTAATAAACGATTTGTCCAATACTAGCAAATGATTTGTCGGTTGCGCGGTAAAGCGCCCGTTGTCCAACTTGACGAAGTAGAACTCTTTGCCCTGCTCCGGTTCCTGACTGAAACCATCCAGCATCGGGATTGCGGTGAAGAGGTAGGTGCCTTCGTATTCCTGCCGGGATCTGGTGCGAGTACGGAGACGGGTCCCTTCGAGAAAGGGGTATTCCGTCGTGCTGAAGTGAATGCCGTAGCAATCCCAAGTCTGACCGTCGGCGGGGTCCCAAGGGGTCCCTGTGATGGTATGCGCCAGTTTGTGCAGCGGGACATTGCGGTAGACGGCACCGCATTCCAGCATGACGTGACAGCCCCAAGTGCGCCCGGGGTGAGATACCAGACCAAACCACGCAGCCCGTAGCCAGTCGGCGTTGCCAAAGGTGGCGGGTTCAACGTAGCAGTACGTGTGTCGGGGTAGGGGCCCCGCGCCGGTGTGTAGCATGTTGCGAGAGTAACACAAGTCGGTAGCGTTGCAAAAGTGGGGTGGGGCAGAGAGGTGAATTGTGTGTATGGGACCCGTTGTGCCGCGTGCCGTTTTGCGTGCGTACCACCACGCCACCATGCGCCAATTGCCGATTGCTCGACAGGCTTCCGATGGTACCTAGGCCATGCGCCCAAATTCGCGCCCATTACTTGCGCCACCGATACCAGTAGCAGAGCAGGGCAGCGGTACTTGTTAGCGGTAGCAGGGCAGGGCAGGAATTACTGGTCAAGATTGCATAGCATCGGCGCGTAGCATTTAAAGGTTGACTATAACAACCGGCTTGAGTTATTCTGTAGGCGTTCGATAACTAAACAGATAGGAGTTAGCACACATGGCAAAGTTATCCGCACACGGGAAAGAGATTGGTCGTATCCAATACATCGGGCATGACGTGGCAGTTATGAGCGATGGATACATTCTGAAAAATTTTGGGGCCGGTTGGAAAATTCACGGCAAGTTAAAAGCGGGCCTCACTCCGGAGATGGCCTACCAGAAAAGACTGAGCGCATTAGAGAATCAACCGTTTGAATACTACGCTTTCAGAGAAAAACTTTTTGCGCTTACCCGATCACTTGAAAAGCGAGCGCAAATAATGACGGCTCTTCAATTGCTAGGGAATGACGCCGATGGGGTATGGTCCGAACTCACCGATAGTTACTTAGGTCCTAGAATCGATGCGGATATCGTTGATATAGTCGAACTCTGCCAAGCGCATGAGTCATATCAAACCGCGCTGAAAAGCCAAAAAGCGCAAGCGAACTAGAACCACACAGGGGCGGCCCTTGCGCCCCTCTTTTACTTGTGACAGAATGCACTAAACAACACGGAGACTTTGCACACATGGGTTACACAATCAACGACAACGACACGCGACACAATGGATGGACAAATTATGCGACGTGGCGCGTTAACCTTGAAGTGTTCGATGGCATGAACCTGCGCGACCATTTCGAGCAATTGCCGGAGCTGAACGAGTTGGCATCATGGGCAGAAGGTTACGCCGACGAGCTGCTAGACGCTGCCATGAGCGAGCCTGTCGGTATCCGTAAGAGAATGCTTACGCCTTGCGACATTGTGAGCGGATGGGCGAGCGCGTTTCTTGCTGAGGTTAACTGGCACGAGATTGCCGCGCACTTAGCCGACGCCGCGAAAGAACTAGACGCCGCCTAACCATTTCGGTGCTAACACTTAGGGGGCTTCGGCCCCCTCTTTTTTTTCCGGCTCCATGTCAATCGTTATCCCGCGCTCAAGCATACCGGCAAGGCCCGTGAGAATTTCGGTGCGTTGCTGTATCTCAATCGGGCCGCCGTTCGCGCCTGTTAGTTCCACCGCGTTGCGCTCCGTGAATTTCCCGCCGCCTCTGGTTTTTAGTAGGAATATCGCCGCCGTATCGGAGCCGCCTTTAGCCCTTTGCGCGAGGCTCGTGCTGATGTCGCTGATCATGCTTGCCTGTCCGGTGTCCACTTCGTCCTTGTAATGCTCGTATAGCGTGGTCATGGACATTTTGAGAACGCGGCAGATTGTCTCTGCGGTCTGTCCGGCAAAGACCATATTGGCGACGGTCTGGGCTATGGCTGGGTCGGGATGGCGGCGGTTGTCTTTTTTGGGTTCTACACTTTTAGTGTTCTGCTCCACCATAACACCGTCCGCCCGATTCTCAGGGCTTTTAAGCGGCTCAACTACTACCCCGCTACTACCCCCGCTCCCCTGTATGCCCGTCGCCTCTAATCGCTTCTCTGTCACTTTTACGCGCTCCCATGGTATGCCCGTAGCCTGTGGGTATTGTGCATACCGCCTGAACTAAGCGCAAGCGTCTATGTAATAAGTTTTTAGAGATATGAACTAATTAGAACGAATTATCGGGGTGTAAGTCGTTGATCTGTATGGTTTTTTATATATATAATTAATTAATATATATATATCATACTATCCTCTCTCTACTCAACCCCCTTGTGTTGTCTCTATGTTTTCCAGAGGCTGCGGGGGTGTCTATGTTGGGCCGTATAAATTAATTAAATAATTCAAATGCTTTAAATTCAAGCACTTACGAAAGCAATTCGTATTTAGTTCAGTAGCGGTTTTTATAAAAATAGAATTGACACGATGTCACCTAGTATCTGTAAAACATACGATTTTGCCCAGTAATTCCAGCAAAATCGCTTGACTCATACGTTTTTATGGAATAACGTGCTATAGATCACTAACTTGGAGTTTTCTTTATGATCTATTACAAGGTACTTTTGCAGTTCAACACGCCCGTTACGGCTAAAGAAGTGTTTGAACGCATCAAAGAAGTTGCCCCTCACAAGGCGAGCAACATACAGACCACGCGAGCGGCTCTAGCCTATTTGGTCAAGACAGATAGAGCGATTCGAACGGATCACGGCAGATACGAGGCCATCAAGACCAACGAGGATGAGGTCATCAAACTGATTGCCGAAAACAATCGGCTACGCGAAAGGCTGCGGACGCTCTCTAAAGCGTTCATGGTCATCATTGAAGCCAACGGCTACCAGTTGAAGGACTTTCAGTAGTTTAAACGTTCTATCCACCTAATGGTCACTCCCTCATGTCGCAGCATGGGGGTATTGACTAACACAAGCCGCTTGAATTAGCCTCTCAAACAACGACAACCCAAAAAGGAATAGCACATGAACAACAATTACTTGACCGATTCTCAAATTCACGACATGGCGCAAGCCGCGCTGAACTCATACGAGCTGACCGCCGATTGGGTCAGCGCAAAGGCGGCGGCAGCTGAATACGCGATTGACGAATTGGGCATCAAGCCGCGCAAGTCTGCCGTGTTACTGGCGTTGCGAATCGCACAAACGGGATGGCATAGCATCACTTTGAACGTAAAGCGCGAAATGGCGCAAGGTGCAGCATGAAACCCGACCCCGAACTGCAAGCCCTGATCGACCGGCTGCGGGACTTCTTGGCCTACTGCGACGACACCTCACTCCCCCGCCCCGCCGGTATACGGCATGAATCCATACCGGCTGAAGAACCGGAAGTCATTTAAATCACAAGGAGATAGCACAAATGCCTAACTACTGCCAAAACCAAGCGACGTTTATCCATGCCGACAAGGAGAAGGTAGACGCATTGTTCAACGAGTTTCAAAAGTTGATTGACAGCGGCAACAAGGATGGGAGTCCGTTTCAACTGCTCTATCCGCTGCCCAAGGATCAAGAGGCCAACTGGTACGAATGGCGCATAGCAAATTGGGGAACCAAGTGGGATGTGATGGACGCATGGGATTTGGAGCGAGGCGATGACAACACTTTTTCTGTTTCTTTTCATACTGCATGGTCGCCCCCGATTGAATGGTATGAAGAAGTGGAGCGACAGGATTGGGTGGTAGACGCAATCTACTTTGAAGCCGGTATGGGATTTGCGGGTGAATACACCGAAGGCTGCAAAGAAACGATAGAGGTTTCCAACATCATGTATCGCGTCATCAATGCCGGTTTCGTGAACGTCGCATGAAGAACTTTAAATGCGCTGACTGCGGACACGAATTCAACAAGCCGCTGCACATTCACGAACGCGAGGTGATCGACTACGGCATCGGTCGCCAATGGGTCACGCTCTTTAAGGGCGACGTATGCCCCGGCTGCGAAGGTATCAACTGGGACGATATGCCGGAGCCTGAGCCGGAAGACGAGACGATTTAAACCACAAAGGAGATAGCACATGCAACAAATCAAAACCCAACAAGACGCCCTGACCCTCGCTCTGAAGCTGGCAATCACGGCAACGGACGAGCGGCGCACCGCGTTAGCGGTTCAGATGGCTGAAGAACTGTCCGAAAGCATGACCGAACTGGAAGTGGCCCGTTGCAAAGTCCGCGCTCTGGACGAGTTGGGGATACCGCAATGACTGAAACCGACGCTTTGACTGCTTGGTACATGGCGATGATCTTGTTGTCATTCGCCACCCTTGTTTACCTATTCAGGAACCGTCTATGAAAGAACTAAATTTAAATCGAATCCATCTATCCCGCGCCATCTGGCATCGCATCTTTGAGAACGCGGAGATGCTGTCGGCCTACCGCGCTGAGATCATCTCCGAAGCCCAAGAACTCGACCGGCTACGGCCTAAAGCTCTGTACAACACCGGGAGCATTTCAATGGCATCGGTGTGGACATTGACGGCAACGGCTTATTACTTCGCACCCAAAACGATTGCGGAGGTGGGGACGTTTATTGGTCGCTCTGCAAGCGCGATGGCACAGGGCTGCACCTACGCCGGGGTCTTTTCCACGATACACACTTGCGACCTGTCGAACGAGATTGACCTGTCGGACGCGATGCCGTTCTCGTGGGGTGAGGCCGCGCTTGTTCAGTACCCGATGCAATCTTCCACGCAGATGTTTAAATCGCTTGTTGACATGAAATCGCAGGTGGACTGGCTGCACTTGGACGGGCGAGTGACCGACGAGGACATGGCCCTGCTGCCTCAGATTGTCCACGACCGGACGTTGTATACCTTGGACGACTTTGAAGGTCTTGAGAAAGGTGTCGCGAATGCTCAGCGTTTACTGCACACCTTGGGCAACGTCGCGCACTTTCTGATCTACCCGCCGGAGCAGGACACGCTCCACCACTTTGGGCTGCGGGACGGTTGCACGATGGCGATGTTGCTTCCGCGCTGCCTGTTTCAGATCACGGTGCAATAACCATGAACAGGGAGCGAAAACTAAACGAGTTTGTGGACCGCCTGATTCAAGACGAGATCCACAAAATTTACCGCGAGGTCTACGGCAGAGGCTTTTTGGCGGGGTTTGTGATTGCCCTAGTCGGCGCGATGGTCTTTTACTGGATTACGACAAGTGCTTGAGCTTGTACAGAGTCGCGTAGTAATGCCCCACGATCTCGTCAATGATGTTCTGGATAGCGGTTTCTTCCCGCTCGCAGAAGTCATACCGGCTTTCGGTGATTCGCTCGACCTGATCTTCCAGAAACTCTACGAGGTCGCGGTTCTTGTCGGCGGACATGAGCGACACCGGCCCCATGAGTCCATGCCGACCCTGCCAAGCCTCTGCGAAGTCATCCGCCAGACCGGGCAGACCCTCGTAGAACTTCTGGGTGGCCTTATGGACGGCGTAAGAGGACGTATTTAAATGGACAGAGTGGGCAACGTCTCGTGCCAGAAAGAGAAGACCCACGAAGTCAGCGGCTTTCATGCTCATACCCGTAGCCTACCCCCAAGGCTGCGAAATTTCAAATTGGGGGCTTGCGTTGCAACCCAAGCGGGACTAGACTCAAGCGGATTGGATTAGTAAATCGTACATACAATTAGATAGGAGATGCACATGACCGGACGAAACGATGACCCTCGCGAAATGAACGACGAGGAAATGATTCAGGAGTTGGATCGGGCGATGGGCGAGTTCTTTGCGATGGAGCGGCAGTTGGAACAGCAACTCACGCAGACCAGCACCAAGACCCTACAGGCTTCGGCTAAGGCGATGGATCACTTCATGGGACTGCTCTTTAAGTGATATGGCTCCGTTCCCTGATTTTCGGGAGATGCGGGGGATTGCGCCCAAGGCAACGGTTCGCTGTGAGGTTTGCGGTACCGAGCACCGAGGCCGTTGCCATATGTTTCGCCGTAGGCAACACAGAAAGACCACTCCTAGCGAGAGGCGCCGCTACAAAGAGGCTGCGAAGTTTCATCAGCAAATAGCGCGAGCGCGATGGTGGATTGAGCAACTGACGGAGGCTGTCGATGAAGCAAGAGATTCCGGTGGACTCAGACGAGCGCGTCAGCAGACCGCCGCTCCCAAAGACCGAAAGAGAGTTACTCGTCGAGCAAATCATCGCGATGCAACGACAGATCTACCTACTGGAGAGAAAGTTAAATGAAATGGATCAAAAGGAAATGGCGTACTTTCACAGGCCGCCTTCTCGTTGATTACGACTGGCGATGGATACCGCCCCCGAACTACCGATGCTCGCGTGGCAAGCAGACCGATTGCAGATATGGAGATTACTGGTGAGACACAAGGAATACATGGTGGATCGGTTGCACGATGAGTTGGAGCGGCTACGCACCGAGACGGCGAAGCTCAAGGCGGACTTTGAAAAGCAAGAGCGTGAACGCGAGCGGGGTGAGATTTTCTTCGCTCTCTTCATGTTTGGAGCGGGACTCTTTCTTGGATGGGCATTGTTATGAAGTTAGAAGTGTGCATCGAAGGCGTGAGTGCAATCGTTCGGGCGGAACTGAACGAGACGCTCAAGTGCCTTCAGGATGATTTAAAGCGCCGCAAGAAAGGCAATAGCATTGCGATCTTTCACATGGACAAGGACGAGGACGTTGCCGAATTGCAGCGGCACATTGATGCGATGAAGTTGGTGCTGCGGTATTACGGAGAGGTGTAAGCATGCGGTATCACTACATCCGCCCAGTCCAAAACTATAATTTTTTAAAAAATAAACCGGGCGCTTCCGAATTTGCGATTGCCGAACAGTTTTTTAGTATTCAAGGCGAAGGTCGATGGACAGGTACGCCTGCATGGTTTATCCGCTTGCAAGGATGTTCTGTCGGATGTCCGTGGTGCGACACTAAAAACACTTGGGAGTTTTCCGATTTTAAAACGCCATTAGCCGACATCATCAAAGGAATTTCATACGACGCTCGTCATGTGGTAGTAACTGGCGGCGAACCATTTGAACAAGATATTCGAAGATTGCTGCATTCGTTACACCATGAGGGACGAATGGTGCAGATAGAAACAAGTGGATGTTTTGATGTATATGGCCCCGGTTGGATTACTGTTAGTCCCAAGTTTTTCAAACCACTTTCCAAGCAGGCTTTGTGGGCTGCTTGCGAGATAAAACAAGTGGTAGCGAGTCAATCGGACATTGATCGGCTGTTATCAGAAGTTATCCCGCATATCGGCCAATGGACACCTGTCTACCTACAGCCCGTCAGCAATGGAAAACGTGCGTTAAAACTGTGCATTGATGCTTGCAAAAAGCATGGGTTTCAACTTTCCTTGCAAACTCACAAATTGATAGGAATTCCATGATTCATTACCACGGCACACCAATGACCCCGACGGCTGATATGATTAAAAGTTTTGCGGCAAAGCACGCCATGGTCAGTTTTGAACATCCGTCTCAAATGGAAATAGCTGCGGAGATTTGCCAATCAGTTGTGTTGGACAATGGCGCATTCTCGGCATGGCGACAGAACAAGCCGCATGATTTTCAAGGTTATGCGATGTGGGCAGAAAAATGGTTACGGCATCCAGTAGTAGATTGGTGCGTGATTCCAGACAAAATTGATGGCACAGAAAGTGACAACGATGCGTTGATGGCTGACTGGCCTTTGCCAAAGTGGCAATCTGTCCCGGTATGGCACTTACATGAGTCATTAAATCGGCTTGAACGATTGCTAGAGTATCCGCGCATTGCTCTTGGCTCATCTGGAGACTATTCCGTTGTTGGGAATGAAAGTTGGTGGAAGCGAATATGCCAAGCAATGTCAGTTATTTGCGATAAAGACGGGAGACCAAAGACAAAACTTCACGGGTTGCGAATGCTTGATCCCGGTGTTTTTAGCAAGTTACCACTTGCGTCGGCGGATTCTTGCAATGTGGCTAGAAATGTTGGAATTGATACTCATTGGAGAGGCCCATACACCAGTCAATCACGGTATGTGCGAGCGACTATTTTGATGGAGCGAATTGAAAAACACGCTAGCGCAGCATATTGGTCAGAATCTGCCGTCGCCTCTTATCAAAACATGGAATTATTCGGGTAATGCGTTATGTCAAAAACGATTCGGGCGAGGGGCAGCGAGTGATCTCGACTTTTGTGTTCTTTCATGTGGGTGAGGACTTGTCGATGCCGACCAAGATGGTGGGGTCGCTCAAGGCCGTGATGCCGAGCGCCGAGGTCGTGATGTGTACCGACGAGGCTACGCCCAAAGTGGACGGCGTGTCAGAGGTCAAGCGCAGCAAGGGCGACCCGGAGCAGATGATGTACTGGCGCACGAGGGCGTTTGCGGAGGCGAAGATGACCCGCCCTGCGATGTACATTGATACGGATATGCTCTTTGTGTTGCCTGTGAACCCGGCTGCGTTACTGGGGGAACGTGAGGTGATCTTTTGCCGTCGTTCGTTTGATCGGGACGCGGGGTTCAACGGCAAGCAGCGGGACGGTGCATTTAAACAATACGATGGGATACCGCTTGGGGTGTTGTACCCCTACCTTGGCTGCGCGACGGTGACGAAGAACTACCATGCTTGGAAGGGCATGACGCTCTTGATGGGGCTGATGAACCGGAACTTGCGGTCATGGTATGGCGATCAGGAGGCCCTCAAGGTGTACTCGCAGATCTTGTACCCCGAAGCCGTGGGTGAAATGCAGGAGTTGGACTACGCCTGTCTGCCGGACAAGGCACCGGAGGGTCATGTTCCTCACATCATGCACTTCAAGGGTGCCGCCCGTAAGCAAGCGTTTCTGAATTCGTTTTAGGAGAAATGGATGAGCGAAGAATTTGATTACTTGAAGATCCCTGAGTCGGAGAAATCCGAAGAGGTCTGGTGCACGATTGGGGAGTCCGGTGAGTTGGATGTCTTCAACTGGGACTTTGTGGAGAAGCAGGCTGCGGTGTACGACAAGCACCCCGGTAACATTCCCCGCGATAACGTGCAGATCATTTGCAAGCTTGCGGTATTGATTCGCAAGCAGACGATTTTCAATTGCATGGCGGTCTTAAGCAAGTATGCCGAGCACCCGCCTGAAACGACTGTGATCTTTATGCGCGAACCCGAGGTGAGCAATGATGAGTAAGGAAGACCCGACCCTGCGTGATTACTTTGCTTCGGCAGCGGTGCAGGGGTTACTGGCCCGTGACGACAGTTGGCAGAACCCTTGGGACATTGCCCGCGATGCGTACAAGATTGCCGATGCCATGATGGATGTGCGCGAGGAAGGGAAAGATGACTGACCCGTCGCTTCGGGTATTTATCGGGTGGGATTCTCGCGAAGACATTGCCTATCAAGTGGCGAAGAAGTCTTTGGAGTTGTACTCATCCATTCCGCTCGACATCGTTCCGATAAAGCAAAACGATCTGCGCGAACAAGGCACTTATTGGCGTCCGGTTGATACGCTCGCGTCTACGGAGTTCAGCCTCACGCGGTTTCTGACTCCATATCTCGCGGGGTATTCCGGCTGGGCCTTGTTTTGCGACTGCGATTTTCTTTTCCGGGGGGACATCGCGGGATTGCTTGACTACGCCGACGGGGCAAAAGCGTGCTTCGTGGTACCGCACGACTACCGGCCTACCGAATCGGTCAAAATGAATAACCAACCGCAGCACGTTTACCCTCGCAAGAACTGGTCAAGTTTCATGTTCATCAACTGTGAGCATGAACAAGTTAAGCGACTCACGCCAGAGATTGTGAATACGGTGACACCCGCGTATCTTCACAGGTTTGAGTGGCTGACGGACGACGTGATCGGGCATCTACCGATTGCGTACAACTATCTTGAGGGGTGGTACACCAAGAGTGACTGCCCGAATCCCATTGCTGTGCACATGACCCGTGGTGGCCCTTGGTTCAAGGACTGGGTAGATGTCGAATATGGCCGCGAGTGGATGGCCGTGGTATCAACGATATGAAACTCACCAAAAAAGACATCATCGCCAATGTTGAAAATCTATTTAAGGCGAAGAAGTACGAAGACGCGCTAGATTTATGTAACTACGGCATCGCCAAGCATCCGTCGAGTGGGATTCTGTGCCGTGCGAAAGCCAAACTCTTGCAAACTATGGGTCGGTTTCGCGAGGCGACGAAGGCATACAGTTTGCTGATTGACACGGGCGAGGCGCTTGCTGAGGACTACTACAACCGAGGCATGTGTTACTCGGAGCTTCAGCAGTACGAGAAAGCCATCGCGGATCAGGACAGTGCGCTCAAGGTAGATGCGAACTTTTACATGTCGTACATGCAGAAGGGGGCATCGCAATGGGAGTTGCGGCGGTGGGATGACGCGCTGGAATCGTTCAGGAAAGCGAACGAGATCAACAACACCGACCCCAACTGCCAGTGGATTCTGGGTCTGCTCTCGTTGCAGATGAATGATTTCAAGACCGGCTGGCCCTTGTATGAGACGCGGTGGAAGAGCGAGCGGTTTAAATCGCCGCGATTGAATACCGACAAGCCGCAGTGGACGAAGGAAAGCGGTGCAGAGTCGGTGCTGGTGTGGGGCGAGCAAGGCATCGGGGACCAGATCATTTACGGTACGTTGCTGCCGACTGTGCGTACATTGTCCGGACAGATGACCGCGATGGTCGAGCCGCGCTTGATTCCGTTGTTCTCAAGGTCGATGCCGGACATTGAATTCATTGCCAACACCTCGCAGGTTCCGGCGGACAAGCATGAGACGCAGATCCCGTTTGCTTCGCTTGGGGCATCGTTGATTGAAACCAAAGAAGACATCATCCGCTACGCCAAGCGTAATTACCTGAAGGCGGACGAAGCCAAAGCGAAAGCGATACGCGAGGAGCTTGGTATCACGGACGATGACTTTGTGGTGGGCGTGTCGTGGGTCAGTGCCGCGATGAAGATTGGCCCGCACAAGAGCATGAGTCTTGCGGAGATGATGCCGATCTTTTCAATTCCCGGTGCAAAGTTTGTCAATTTGCAATACGGCCACGTCAAGCAGGACTTGGCGGACTTTGAGGCCAAGCACGGCGTGAAGATCTTGCAGTCCTCGGTGGATTGCTGGAAGGACTTGGACGGACTCGCGGCGTTGTGCCAAGTGTGCGATGTGATTGCGTCGATCAGTAGTTCCACGGTTCACATGGCCGGTGCTTTGGGTATCCCGGTGATGCTGATGGATGCGAACAAGCTCTGGTATTGGGGCAACAAAGAAGGCGACCGTAGCCTGTGGTATCCATCGGTGCGCATCTTCCCGAGAGACTACGTGACCGCCTCTTGGAAGCCGCAGATTGAAGCCGTGGCCTATGCGATTCACGAGATGAAAAACGCATGAGTTGGTTTCCGACTGTGGCGTTGGCTGCGTTATGCGTGGCAGCGTCGTGGTTGTTGGGCGGCGAACTAATTGACGCAGTGTTGTTGTATTTGCTTTTGATCTTGGTGGACAAAAACTAATCTCTAACACAAGAGGGTTGTTTTATGTATGATAACGAGTCCCCGCCGGGTTCATGGAAGAAGGAACTCTCGGCTGCACCGTGGGGCTACGGACAGAACCAGAATCAGAAAGTTAGGGATGCCTTAGCGGCGATCAGGCAGCGTGGCATGTGGACCGAGGCATCGGTTCTTGAAACAGAGATTACGACGCTCAAGGCAGAAATTGGGCATTTGATGGAGAGACTAGATGAAATTAAAAGAGACAAGTAAAACGACTGGGGCGATTAGGGAATACCTTGCCGAAATCGGGCGCAAAGGTGGCTCTGCGGCGACGGGTGATAAGAAGCGTCGTAGCCCAGCGCATTACAAGAAGATGGTCGCAGCACGTCGTAAGAAACGTAAGCAGAAGGCCAAGGCCGATGAGTGATCCGGTCAATCATCCCGAGCACTACCAGCAGAATGGGATTGAAACGATTGACTACATCCGTGCGGTGCTTGGCAGCGAGGGCTTCGTCGCCTATTGCGTGGGCAACGTATTGAAGTACGCGAGCCGCCCAAAGAAGGGCAAATACGCGCAGGACTTACGCAAGGCGGCGTGGTATTGCAACCGCGCAGCGGACGAACTTGAGAGGGCGGAAAAGATCTGATACAGTTTGATTGTGCTATCTCCTGTTATGGAGTTCGCCCCGGATTGAGTGATTACTCTCCGGGGCATTTTTTTACCTGCGTACTTTGTAAACCCGCCGCTCACGACCGGGGCCATTGGGCTTGATAATGTCTTCCATGATGTCGCCTGACTCCAATAGCGTATTGAGATACTCGTTACGGTCACGAGCCTTCATGCCTTGGCAAGCCTTGGCGAGTTGGGTGCCGCTCATGCCGTCCTTACCGGCGTCACGAATAAGCTTGAGGATCTTCTTGTGCGCGGCTTCGATGTCGTTCTCTGCGACTTCGCGATACATGAGTTCAGCGGTGTAGTTGAATGACCACCGAGCAAGATCCGCTCCCATCTTCATCACTTCAAAGGTGATGACCGGTGTATGCGGATTACGTGCGATGGCTTCAATCATGGCGAGCTTCACCGAGATTTCTGCAAAGCGCACCCAGAGGTAGTCCTTCTTGCGGGCGCATTGAATCTGCCAATCCTTGAGCTTGTTGTACTCGTCGAAGGCATCGTCTTCCCACTTGACTTGAATCGGTACCACATCGGAACTGGCGACGTGCTGAATGTTTGAGAGATTGCCAATGCCGACAGGGACAACCGATGCCGCTTCAATGACATCGCGGATGATGTCCTCGGGTGGATTCTGTCCGCCCTCTGGTACTTGGCTGTCGGGGTATTCCTCAAACGATGGCATGAGCAGAATGCGGCTCATCGTGCCGTTGTCCAGCATCTCAAAGGTCAGCGCCTTGGTGAGCGACGAAGGCGTCGTGGTACCAAAGAAGTTGAAGTTGGGTTGCTTGATGTCAAGACGCTTCCGGTCTTTGTTGTCGGCGTACTCTTGACCGTGATACGTGCCACCGCTGCTGGAGTAGATTTCAAGCAGGGTCTTGATGATGTCCTTCTGGTGTGACGCTGCCGTTTTAGCAGTCAGCGATTGCAAGTAAAGCCCCATCTCGTCGAGGTGAGAGATGCGTGAGGGGAAGTCGTGCAGGGTACGCAGAATGGCAACGCCTGACGAGAAGCGGTCGCCTGAGATGTAGTTACTCAGATTAGCATCTTCCAGAATCTTCTTGACCTTCTGGCGTGAGTGGTCCTTACCGGCACCGGGTGTGGCGACGGCAATGGAGAAAATGTTGCAACGGGTACCAAACGAACTCATCGCGTAACGTCGCCCGAAGATTGCGCCAAACATGCAGATCGTATTCATCAACGCAAAGGTCGGCTGTGGCTGCTGGGCGCATGACAAGATCCAGCGTGTGACGCGACCCACGAGCGAGGGGCTTTCAAACCATTCGTTCGGGAAGTTGGACTTGTTGCTCTTGGTGAACTTCTTGGATTCGGTGAGGCCCGTCAGATCCACCCGCACTTCTTTGGCCGGGTTCAAATTTAAATGCGGCGCAGGTACCCAGCCGTTTTGCTGAGCGTAGTAGTAAAGCGTACCGGCTCCGATCTTGGAGGGCGGCGACTTGCTGTAGTGATCCCACCGCTGCCGGGTCTCAAGGCTGTTGTACTTGCCGGAGGCTTGCGACCACTGGTCAAAGACGATGAAGCCCTTGCCTTCGGTGGCGCAGTACACTGCCATGCCGATGCGGTTCCAATCGTCCCACGAGAGGTC